AGCCAAGAAGGGTGACGACGTAAAGCTAGTGCGCTTTGGTGATCCGAACATGACTATCAAAAAAGCTATACCTGAGCGCCGAGCTAACTTTAGGGCCCGTCACAATTGTGACACTGCAAAAGACAAATTCTCAGCACGATACTGGAGCTGTAAAAAATGGTAACTAAAAAAGGTTTATATGCGAATATCGCGGCCAAAAAGGCGCGCATAGCCGCAGGTTCTGGCGAGAAGATGCGGAAGGTAGGAGCCAAAGGGGCACCTACTGCAGGCGCTTTTAAGCAAGCCGCTAAAACTGCCAAGCCCGTAGCCAAGAAGGATGGGGGAATAGTCAAGAAGGGCTCACACCGCATGCCTGATGGCACGATTATGAAGAATTCGGCTCATAAGGGCCGTAATACAACCAGACGAGGTAAGTAACATGGCCGGACGTGGAATGGGTGCCGCTACCAGAGGCGGAGGATGCGTAGGAACAGGTCCTAGAAATAAAGTTGAATCTAAGCCTAGCCGTAAGGTGGGTGACCCCGTCATGATGAACAAAGGAGGCATGGCAAACAGTAAGAAAAGCTTCCCTGACATGAACAAAGACGGCAAAGTGACTCAAGCTGACGTTCTTATGGGCCGTGGTGTCAAAAAGAAAATGGGCGGCGGGATGATGTATAAGTAATGGCTACTTCAGGAACAACAGACTTTAATTTATCGATTGACGACCTCGTAGAAGAGGCGTTCGAGCGTTGTGGCATGCAGATGACTGCAGGCTATCAGCTTAACTCGGCTCGTCGTTCGTTAAATCTGTTGTTTTTGGATTGGGCAAATCGAGGCTTAAACCTGTGGACCATAGAGCAAGCTACTTATGCTTTGGTCCAAGGCGACGCTGAGATATCCCTGCCAACAGATACAGTCAATGTTTTGACAGCAGTTATCCGTCAGACAACTAACGGTCAGCAGCAAGATATAAACATGGAGCGTATTGGCCGTCAGGAATACCTTAACGTGCCAAATAAGCTCACACAGGCAAGGCCGTCTCAGATATATGTCGAGCGCACAAGTGCGCCGAAAGCCTACCTGTATCCTGCTGCCGATAAGGATTACACGCTGGTTTATTACCGCATACGTCGCATGGAAGACGCCGGAGATTACACCAATACTACGGATGTAAACTTCAGATTCCTTCCCTGTTTAGCATCAGGCCTCGCCTATATGCTGTCTTTAAAATACTCCCCAGATAGGACCGCCGCCTTGCAGCAAATGTACGAGCAGGACTTTGACCGAGCTGCACAGGAAGACAGGGACACAGCCAGTACCTATGTACTGCCTGACGTAGGCTTTTAAAAATGACTCAGGCAACGGGTAAATACTCTTACGGCCTGTGTGATTATTGCGGGCAGCGCTATCCTTATCAGACTCTTAGAAAGAACTGGAAGGGGTTCATGGTATGTCCTGAGGACTACGAACCAAAAGAGCCGCAGTTAGACCCGTTGAAGTACAGGGGCGATGCGATTGCACTTGGGAATCCTCGCCCAGATAGAACTGAGCCGCTGAGCGTGTTTGTTAATAACACCGGCGGAGATACACCCTTTGAGACAGTGCCGGGTTCAATGCAGCCTGCCCCTCCTGCAATTGCAGTTGAAGGCGTAGGCACACTTGGGGCGGTTACGGTGGTAATTACATGACCTATGATGAGCTAGTAACAAACATTCGTAATTACACCGAGGTGGACTCTAACGTCTTCCCAAATTCGGTTATAGATACGTTCATCACAATGGCCGAGAACAGAATTCTCAGGGACATAGACCTTGACGTATTTAAGCTAGAAGCCACTGCCAACATGACCGCAGGCAATCGTTTCCTAGTGGCGCCTAGCGATATTTTGACGCATCGATATATTATGGTGACGTTAAATGGCGAGCAGACTTTTTTAGATTTCAGGGACACTTCTTTCATGAAGGAGTACTGGCCTGATTCTACGGTAACAGGGGCACCAAAATACTATTCGGTATGGAACCAGAACACGTTCTATATTGCGCCGACACCCAACGCTAGTTACGAGGTCCAGTTAGGTTACATATACAAGCCGCAGCAGTTGTCGTCTGCAAATCCCACGACGTGGGTAAGCACTGACGCACCCGAAGCTCTTCTATATGCGTGCTTGATTCAGGCATACAGCTACACTAAAGGCCCGATTGAAATGCTGCAATATTTTGAAAGCAGCTACAAGCAGGCTATACAAGGTCTCGGCATCGAGCAGCAAGGTCGCCGTCGTCGTGACGAGTTTAGAGATGGCATGATTAGATTGCCTATTAAATCGGAATCACCCGGCCCGTAACATTAAAGAGAGGAAACACAAATGGCTATTTCACAAGCTATGGCAACATCATTCAAAGTTCAAATCCTTGGTGGAGACTTTGACTTCAGTTCAGGCACTGGAGAGACATTCAAGATCGCTTTGTTCACTTCATCCGCTACGCTGGGCGCGGCTACTACTGCGTATGCTACAACTAATGAAGTCACAGGCACGGGCTACACTGCGGGCGGCAATACGCTGACCATCTCTGCAAACCCTGCTTCGAGCGGCACTACAGCGTTCTTGGACTTTGCTGATACTACGTGGAGTTCTGCGACTATTACAGCTCGCGGTGCGTTAATCTACAAGTCTGGCGGCACTAACCCTGCAATCGCGGTACTAGATTTTGGTGCGGACAAGACTTCAACTGCGGGTGACTTCACTATTGTTTTCCCTGCTGCTGATGCGAGCAACGCAATTATTCGTATAGCCTAAAAGCGAGACCCCGACTATGGTGACGTTAGTTAACAGAGCTAAAATGTCCACCGCTACGACGGGGACTGGTACGATTACGTTAGGCTCTGCAATAGCGGGGTTTCAGACGTTTGCTGCGTCTGGCGTGGTTGACGCGGAGGTTGTTCGCTATACGATAGAAGACGGCACGGCGTTTGAGATAGGCACTGGCACTTACACGTCGTCGGGCACGACGCTTTCCCGTACGCTCGATGAAAGTAACACGGGGTCGTTGCTTAACCTTTCGGGCAGTGCAACTGTTTTTGTTACAGCTGCCGCAGAAGACCTACAAAGCGCTACAGCCAACACCGCCTCTACATTAGTCGCTAGGGACGCCTCTGGTAACTTTGCAGCCGGTACGATAACTGCGGCTCTTAGTGGTAATGCTACTACGTCAAGCTCTACTACAGGTAATGCGGCAACGGCAACCGCCCTTCAAACTGCTCGTACTATTGGCGGCGTTAGTTTTAATGGCACAGCTAACATTAACTTGCCCGGAGTTAATACCACAGGTGACCAGAATACTTCTGGAAATGCGGCTACTGCCACTGCTTTGGCTACAGGCCGGACAGTTAGTTTAACTGGGGATGTCACAGGCACTTCAGGTAGTTTTGATGGTACTGGAAACGTAAGTATTGCAGCCACTATCGCGGCGAACTCTGTTGCTTTGGGTACGGACACTACAGGTAACTATGTTGCTACTATTGCAACCGGCGCGGGGCTGGATGGCAGCGGCTCAAGTGAGGGTTCTACCCCTACTATTACCCTAGACTTAAATGAGCTAGCCACCTCCACTACCAACGGTGACGGGGACTATTTCGTAGTTGTCGATACTGGCGGCGTACAGCGCAAGCTCACTAAGGGCAACATTAACAACAGTGGGTTTAACAACGACGCGGGCTACACCACAAACGTAGGCGACATCACGGGCGTAACTGCGGGTGTAGGTTTGTCAGGTGGTGGTACGAGCGGAACTGTGACGCTTACGGTTGATTTGTCTGAATTGACGGACATGACCGATGCAATGGTAGGCACTGACGAGTTTATTGTTCTTGACGCCGGTGCTGACCGCAGGAAAGCCGCAAACGAAATCGGGCTAAGCATCTTCAACAACGATGCGGGCTTTACCACTAACGTAGGCGACATCACGGGCGTAACAGCAGGTACTTACTTAACCGGCGGCGGCACTTCAGGTGCGGTAACACTAAACGTCGATGCTACTACTACAAATACCGCAAGCAAGGTCGTGGCTAGAGATGGTTCGGGTAACTTCTCCGCAGGCACAATAACTGCGACGCTTAGTGGTAACGCCACAACCTCAAGCTCCACCACCGGCAACGCAGCTACTGCCACCACTCTACAAACTGCCCGTACAATCAACGGCGTGTCGTTCAACGGCTCAGCCAATATCACTGTAGCTGACTCCACTAAACTGCCTTTAACTGGTGGTACGTTGACAGGTGCTCTAGCGGGCACAACCATTACAGCGACTACGTTGCAGTCCGACAGCCTAGCCAACGGCAGTGGCGTAGGTAAGATCAACTACGACTCTAGCACTTACTTCTCAGGAGCCTTCTCGGACGAAGTAAACGCATTAGGCAGCACCGGAACGGCCAAGACTATAAATTGCAGTACAGGAACCGTAGTTACGGCAACACTAACTGGAAACTGCACATTTACACTATCGACGCCTAACAGCACGGGCAGCCGAGCCACTTCGTTTACGTTAATCCTGACTAACGACGGTACAGCAGGAAGGACCGTAGTATTATCTGGCGGTACGTTTAAATATCCGGGCGGCTCCATTTCTCGGAGCACAGAAGCCAACTACGTAGACATATGGTTTTTCTTTTCGCCTGACGGCGGGACAACGTGGTATGTAACTATACCCGCTAAAAACTTAAGCACTTAACTAGGCCGCGCCCATGCTAGGCTTTAACCCTTTAGCTTCAGCCCCTTTAGCTGACGACGGAAATGTTAATGTAAGCATTAGCGTAACTGGAGTTCAGGGCACGACAGCGTTAGGCACCGCAGCGGTTATAGCCGAGGCTAATGTCTTTACTACAGGCGTTTCTTCCACGGGCGCGGTTGGCAGTGTAGTAGTAGCGGCGGACGCGCTTGTCGATGTTACCGGTGTTTCCGCTACGGGCGCAGTTGGCTCAGTAGAAATTGACATAGGCAAAATTGTCGATGTTACGGGTGTCTTTGCCACAGGTGCGGTTGGTAGCTTAGAGGTTACCGCTGAGGCTGTAGTTGCAGTCACCGGCGTCCAAGGCACCACTGCTTTAGGTAATACCGCAGTTGAAGCGGGCGCAGGAGTGGATGCCCTCGGGAATGCTGCTACGGGTGCGGTTGGTAGTGTAGTAGTCAACGCTGAAGCTAATGTCTCAGTTAGCGGCGTAGAAGCCACTGGCGCGGTTGGCTCAGTCACCGTAGAAGAAAGCGTAGTCTTTGCCGTTACAGGCGTTCAGGGCACTGCGGCACTAGGTCAAGAAACCGTAGAAGCAGGTGCGGTAGTTACTGCCACGGGCGTAGAAGCTACAGGGCAGTTAGGCGCAGTTACCGTAACAGAAGGCGCGGGCGTCGATGTTAACGCCGTAGGCGTAGAAGCCACAGGCGCGGTAGGTACGGTTACAACTATTGCCGATGCGATTGTTTCGATTTCCGGTGTTCAGGGCACTGTAGTACTAGGTAACACAGCGGTTGAGGCCGACGGAGCCATAGAAGCGTTAGGTAACGCGGCCACCGGCGAAATTGGTAGCGTAGCAGTTACTGCCGAAGCTGTCGTAGCGGTTACCGGCGTTGTGGGTACGGGCGCAGTAAGCACGGTTCAAGTAGCGGCTAACGCCGATGTTTTTGTTACTGGAGTCCAAGGCACCACAGCATTAGGTGAAGAGGCCGTAACTGCGGGCGCTACGGTATACGCCATTGGCGTACAAAGCACAGGCCAGATCGGTACTGTTAGTACCCAAACAGACAATGTTTTAAACGTAACGGGCCTGCAAGCAACTGCCCAACTCGGTACAGCAACAGCAGAAGCAAGCGCTCTTGTTAATGTAACTGGCGTTCAAGGCACTACAGCTTTAGGCGAGACTACCGAAACAGGGGGCGCCAAGGTATACGCCATTGGCGTACAGGGCACAGGTGCCGTAGGTAATGTGTTAATATGGAGCAACATCGTTCCAGATCAAAACCCGAATTGGGTAGACGTAGACGATAGCCAAACAGCAGATTGGGTAGAAATAGACGCTAACCAAACACCAAACTGGACGGAGATAGCAGCGTGATTAAAATAAACGAAGCAGTACAGTTGGGAGATGCTATAGACCCCAAGCATGAAGTACAAGTAGTTTGTTCCCATTGTGGCTACGACCTTGACGAAAACGAGCTTAACGCCGATACTTGTTCGGACTGTGGTGAAGCACTAAATTTACGCCAAAATACAACCATTTACGCCACAACCATTCCCGCTGCCGGTGGCAGCACACTAGTTTAAGACTGGAGCACCCCGATGGCGACCTATGTAAACAATCTCCGGCTCAAAGAAATCGCCACAGGCGATGAGAGTGGCACTTGGGGCACCAGTACCAATACTAACCTTGAGCTGATTACCGACGGTTTTAGTTTTGGTACGAAGGACATGGCGGCAGACGCCAACGAAACCTTCACAATGCCTGATGCTACGGCGGACGACACCCGCTCGTTCTACTTAAAGATTACCTCTGCCGTATCACTTACAGCTACCCGCGAAGTTACCCTTGGCCCAAACACCATCTCTAAAGTGTGGATGATCGAGAACGCTACTTCCGGCAGCCAGATTATTACGATCAAGCAGGGTTCAGGCGCTACAGTCAACGTGGCTAGTGGCTCTAAGGTCATGATCGTCACAGACGGCGCGGGTGCAGGAGCTGCGGTTCTTAATGCTAACCCCACCGAAGTCGGCGGCACAGTAACAAGCGTAGGCGGCACTGGCACAGTAAACGGCATCTCACTGTCTGGCACGGTGACTAGCTCAGGAGACCTAACTCTTGGCGGTACACTAGCTAACGTAGACTTGACCTCACAGGTTACGGGCACTTTGCCTATCGCTAACGGCGGTACCGGTGCCTCACTCACAGACCCAGAAGCCGACCGTATTTTATTCTGGGATGACTCTGCTGGGACGACTGCGTTCCTTACTGTGGGGTCGGGGCTTTCATTAAGCGGCACAACCCTATCTTCTACAGATGCAGGCGGCACGGTAACAAGCGTAGCGGTCTCTGGAGGCACAACGGGGCTAACTACGTCAGGCGGTCCTGTCACTGGTTCGGGCACAATTACTATTGCAGGCACGCTTGGCGAAGAAAACGGCGGTACGGGTTTAACGGGGTACACCACGGGCGACCTTCTGTATGCCAGTGGCACGGACACTCTAGCTAAATTAGGTCTTGGTTCAGCCGCGCAAATATTGCAAGTTAACTCGGGCGGGACTCAAGTTGAGTGGGCAGATGGCGGCTCAAGAGTTGAAACAGTAACCCGTACTAGCAACACCATACTAGCGGCGGCTAATAACTCTAACTTTATAGACATCACTTCGGGTACGTTTACGCAAACATTTACCTCTGCGGCGACGCTAGGAAATGGGTGGTTTTGCTATATAAGAAACAGCGGCACTGGCGATATAACCCTAGACCCTGCTGGAAGCGAGACAATAGATGGGCTTACAACTTTTAAGATGTACCCGCAAGAAGTACGCCTTATAAAGTCTGATGGCACCAACCTAACAAGCACGGTTTTAACTAGTTTTTACAAGACATTTACTGCTACAGGAACTTTTACAAAACCACCCGGCTATGCTTCTCTCGCAGGAATGCTATGGGGTGGAGGTGGCGCAGGTGGACTTTCTAGCTCCACGGGAGAAAGCCACGGGGGCGGAGGTGCGTGTAACTTATTCAATGTTCCCAGTTCAACACTATCAGCCTCCTCCTCTGTAGTTATTGGAGCGGGGGGAGCAGGTCAAACAGTAGCCGGATCAGCGGCGGATACTGGGGGCACCTCTTCTTTAGACAGCAAAATATACGCGTATGGCGGAGGCGGCGGCGTAACTAACGCTTACGGAGACAACGATGTATCGGGAGGCGGCGGAGGCGGCGTTTCTTCTGCGGGCGCACCAGCCTTTGCTACTACGGGCTCTAACGCTCAGAGTGCAGGAGGCAAACCAAATCCTTCAATTGGTCTAGATAATTCCGGCTTTGGTGGCGCGTCAAGTGCGGTTTCCATAGTCGGCGAGGCTTACGCGGGCGGAGGAGCAGGCGCAGGAGAAAACGCCTCTACAGGCGGAAATTCTGTATACGGCGGTGGCGGTGGGGGAGATACCACAGGCGGAACCTCTATTTTTGGTGGAGACGGCGGTTCTTCGGGGGGTGATGGAGTAATCCCCGCAGGTGGCGGGTCTGGATCGGGGACTTCTCCTTCTGGCGCAGGCGCTAGGGGCGAGTTAAGAATTTGGGGTATCGTATAATGCGGGCACATATTTTAGAAAACGGCGTTATAGTAAACACGGTTGAAGTTGATTCTCTAGATGCCTTAGAAAACCTTGTCGACGCAAGCAATGGGGGCAGTATTGGTGATAGTTTACAGGACGGCCAGTGGGTAAAACCCCCACAAGCAACCGAAGAGCTAGAAGCAGCTATTAGAGGTGAGAGAGACGCGCGTTTAGCCGCTTCGGACTGGGTAACTACTAGGGCGGTAGATCAAAACGCTCAAGACAGCCTCGGCATACAAGTTCCGCAGGTATGGGCAACGTATCGCCAAGGATTAAGAGACATAACCGCTCAAGACAGCTTCCCGCAAGAAGTAACTTGGCCCGAGAAACCGGCGTAGTTTAATACAGCCTAGGAGGCTATAGAAATGAATCTTGAAGATCTACCTATTGAGATGCAGCAACAAATAGCGATGCAGAAAGCTATAGATGAAAACCGAAACGCCGCTGTAAAGGAGCTTGACGACAAACGTGCAAAACATGACGCAGTGCGTATGGCAAAAGACGTTGTTATGGAAAACCACCGTTCGTCTCCTCCGGGAACAGTGATTACTTCGGAAAATATAACTTCTATAGCGGAAGACTTGATTCAAACTATGAATAACTAGCATGGAGTCCTATGCTTATTTTTCATCGCCCATATACCGTGAAGAGCGGTCAGAGTGGGTAGAGCAAACCCTAAAGCATACGCAGAAATACTACGAACAAATAGAGCCGCGTGTAGTCAAACAAACGGGGCCTATGTCAAATGACCCTGACCTTGGGTACTTAACGTCCTACTTTCGAGACAAAGGCGTTAGTATTTTAAAGGAGCAGGGTTATTTAACAGATGAGTATGAGTTTTACGTGGATGGGATGTGGGGGCAAGAGTTTGCGTGTACGGGCAGTAACATTATGCACGTTCATGGAGACAGCCAAATATCAGGGTTCTATTTCCTAGAAGTGCCCGAAGGCGGGTCGTACCCCATATTTGATGACCCTAGACCGGGTAAGCGAATGGCGGATTTGTGGGCATCGCCTAGCAACCAAGTTACAATGGCTACGCCGCAGATACACTTTAACAATGTTCAAGCCGGAACCATGATGTTATTTAACTCGTGGCTGCCGCACATGATTACGCCAAACCAATCTAATAATTCGACAAAGTTTATACACTTTATTTTGTCGCAAAGAAAAAGGTTTATTTAATGCAGCATATGCTGACGCCGTATTCTAGGAAGATAGAGCCGTTTGCGTGGTGGGAAGGGGCTTTCACTGAAAAAGAACTGGACTGGTTGCAACAAAAAGCCAGAGAGGCAAACACCCCTGCTCAAATAGGCGGCGGGGGGAACGGCTTAATTAACTCAGAAATAAGACGCTCTGAATTAAACTGGCTGCCTAAAAACGAAAATACTGCTTGGGTTTTTGAAAAGATTGCCCATGTAGTATCTAGCTTAAATGCGGACTATTTTAATTTTAATTTAACAGCTCTGTCCGAGGAGCTACAGTTAACAAACTACCATGAAAACAATAAAGGCATGTATGGGTGGCACCAAGATTTTGGAAGTCCGGGTAATAGCAGAAAAATGTCTGTAGTTTTGCAATTATCTGACCCACAAGAATACGAGGGGGGTCAGCTACAGCTCTTCACCTCTAAAAACCCGACTAACATCGAAAAGAAGAGAGGCTTGATTGTAGTATTCCCTTCTTGGACGGTGCATCAGGTAACTCCCGTAGTAAAGGGAACAAGACAAACATTAGTTACATGGATTTCGGGGCCATCATTCACATGACTTCAGACTACAAAGACTTTATTGGTGTTTTTTCAGATGTGTACCCCGAAGGGTTCTGCGAGCATTTAATAGCCGAGTTTGACCGACACCGTAGTTTTGGGGCTGGAAGAAATAGGCAGGACGGAGAGGGCGCACCTAAAGACCGTAAAGACGACTATCAAATTTGTTATAATGGAAGACAGAGTAGCTTTGAAGATTTTAACGGTACGCCCGCTAGAGATTTATTTTTTAAGGGCTTACAGCATTGTTTTGACCAGTATGTAAATGAGTTTTCTGCTTTGAAAACTGTAGACGTAAAGTGCGACAACATGAAAATGCAAAAGACCTCTTCTGGCGGGGGATACCATATTTGGCATTCTGAACAAGGCAACGGAGAGATGGCTAACCGAGGACTTGTGTATACGCTTTACCTCAACACCTTACCGGAGGGAGCAAACGGAGAAACCGAGTTTTTATATCAGCAAAGACGGCTCAACCCCATAGAAAACACTATGGTGCTGTGGCCCGCCGCGTACACCCACGTACACAGAGGCAACCCTGTTCACGGAGATAACCACAAATACATCGTTACTGGGTGGTTCTACCATGAGTAATTTAGACAAATTAGGCTATTTAAAGGTAGTAGGGCTAATAGATGCACAGACTATTGCAACGGTTTCTCAGTATTTTGAAAACAAAATTAACAGAGGCGAGTGGAAGCAAAAAGGAATAGAGGACTACGATAGCAGCAAACTAGGCTATTACGCAGACCCTCTAATAGAAGTACTATTAAAAGCTTGCCTTCCAGTTATAGAAAAAGAAACAGGGCTATCTTTAGAGCCAACTTATTCGTTTAGTCGAGTATACCAAGAAGGCGAAGAGCTAAAGCCGCACATTGATAGGCCCGCTTGTGAAATAAGCGTCACGGTTAACGTAGCCTGTACTATGAGCGAGCCTTGGCCTATATGGATGCAGTACAAAAACCACGACCCTGTAAAATGCCTGCTAAATCCGGGTGACGCGGTTATATACAAAGGATGCGAGTCCACTCATTGGAGAAGGCCGCTTGAGGAAGGCGCTATTAACCCGCAGTTTATGCTGCACTATGTAACAAAAGAAGGCCCTAATGCCTCCCATAAGTTTGATAAAAGACCGTCTTTAGGTTTAGACGAATCGTGTAGGAGTTAAGTCATGCCTATTGGAACCGGAAAGGTAGGTTTATTTGGGGGCGGGGTCAGCGTAGAAGCTGGATGCCAAACCTTTAATTCTCCGGGAAATTTTATTGTGCCCGACGGGCTTTCTATTGTGTCTTTGAGCGGTAATGGGTCAACAGGAAATCCCGGCAATGCGGGCAACCCCGGAGGAGACGGCCCCGGAGGTAATGGCGGAAGCGGAGGCCCCGTTACAGACCCCGGAGGACCTAATTGGGCTTCAAATGTAAATACTATTACTGCGGGAACGGGGGGTACAGGTGCTGTAGGTAATCCTCCCGGCGGTCCGGGTAATCCGGGTAATCCGGGGGGGCCTACGTCCGCGTTGGGCTATAACTGGACTTGTGGTGCAGTAGGAAATGGGGGAACGGGCGGAGTCAATGGCGTTGTAGGCAATCCGGGTACTACAGGCAACACTGTTAACGGAAATATCATATGCTCTTGCGCGGCCCCTCCGGGCGCGGGGGACACTGCTTTTGCCTACAGCAGTCTTAGCCCGGGAGGCACAGGAGCGTCTAACATCTGCGTATCACCACCCAACCAAAAGGGGGGAACGGGGGCTTACGGAATCGCAGGCGCCACACAATGCCAAGACCCTTGCGGTAAATATGCGTTTAAATTCATACAAAATAACGCCTTTGGTGGCGGTGGTGGCAGCGGGCAATGCCGTCAAAGTGTTTCTTTTCCCGGGACTCTATGTGGCGGCTGTCCGTCTGGCCCTCCTTGGCCCTCTCTCTCAGTTCCGCCAGCGGGCATCCCTGCTTTTTTCCCCCAAGGAGGTTCGGGCAGGGGTGGCATAGGAAAAACTTCCGCAAGCCAAAACACTACTACTTCGAACCCGCAGCCCAACGGGACTAGTGCCAATGCATTTAACACCCCCATAGATTACGGCCAAGGAGGCGGCGGAGGCGGCGGAGGCGGAGCGACAACAGTCTTGCCTAACCAGTACTGCGGGCCACCCCCAGGAGTTGGTGCCCAAGCGTCTAGTGGCGGAGGTGGCGGTGGTATGGGTTCTTCTGGGAATCCCGGCAGTGGTGCGGGAAATCCCGGCAGTGCGGGCACACCCGCCACCTATAATGGTGCCCCCGTGACGGCAGGTACATACCCCGTTTCAGTAGGTACTGGGGGTCAAATAACTATTTCTTGGAACGCTCAATAACTATGGCAAACGCAAAGCAAAACTTAAAACAGCTTGACGAGCAAATATTAATAAAAATGAAAGAACGTCAGTTAAAAGCTATGGCCCAAGAAGACAACCGCGCTCAGTCCATAACTATTGGAAACGCGGGCGGGGGTGTCACAGAAATAACTATGCGTGGGACTACTGGGGGGTCCTTGTGGAATGTATACCAGCCCGTTGAGGTGGTAGAGCTTATAAACCAGCTTGCTGCAAACATAGGCTGCCATATACATATACACCCCAGAGAAGACTTTTCTAGTTGGAGGCAGTGGAAAGAAATTTCTGACGAGGAAAAAGAGCGGCTAAAGGGCTTCCCTCCTTTTTCTGAGCATATGGAAAGTGGTTTTAGGTTAGGTACAGGCTCCCCAGTCTTACCCAGCCAAAAAAATCAAGGTAGGGTAGAATTCAAAGAATGTGTAAAATTGAAGGTACAGGAGAACGAAGATGCGGTGGCAACTAAAAAAGCTGTCAACAAACGAACCCCTAAGCGAAGCCGGGCCACTACCAAATAATTGGGGTCCTATTTTCGGTATGGAGAATATCCAAGACCAACTGGGGGACTTGACGTGGCTGGGCAAAACTTACGCCGATCAGGGCTGGGTGCAGGTAGAAGGTGAAACTTTAAAGCCTTCAAGTGAAGCCGACATAGTTTGGGAAAAGGCCAAGCAGCTATTAAAAGACTCAGACTGGGCGGTTCTTCCTGACGTTATAATGTTTAAAGAACTAAAAGACGAATGGATAGAATACCGTAAAGTTATTAGGGAGATACGAACTCAGTCGGGTTTTCCTACAAATGTATTTTGGCCTAAAAAGCCCGAGTGAAATACCGTATAAGGTTTAACAAATCTCGCGGACAGCCGGGCAGGGGTACAGAAGAGCACGTTTGGCGAGTGCTACAGGGTAATACAGAGTGGCTTGCACGGCATGTTATTATTGAGGTTCCGTCCAGAAGCGAACAAGAGGGGCCGGACTGGAACATGGTGTGCGAAGGAACCATGTTATTTTTTGACGACACAGACACAGTGGTAATTCAATGATCATATCTAACTCTCAGAACTTTGTAGTTACTCGCGCCCAAAGGTCTGCGGGAACTTCTCTAGAAATGTATATTATAGAATCTGGTTTGGTTGATTTCGAAAACGATAGCTACACCCTAGAAGGGGGATTTAAGACTTGGGAAGAGTTTAAACAGTATAGTGCAGAAAACAATAACTTGAGGTATTCAGACCTGCCTGAAAGTTTATACGGGGAAAGTCTAGATGAAGTACAAATTACTTTTGAGGACCTTGTAGCCCAAAACCGTATTTCTCCTGACATGCCCTGTATTGGGGGAATAAGGCATCCTTTAGAGTGGCTTGCTTCTTTATTTAATGCTGCAAACGTCAGAAGAAAAATAATGGCGCAAGCTAACCTAAAAAAATATGGGCGTTACTCAGAGATAGATTTGTCTTTAGCTAAGGACTTTTCTACACCAGACGCGTCGTGTGACTTTGTACTTTCAAATTTAGATAACCCCCACGTAGCTATTAGCGTAAAAGACCAAGTGGAATATTACCCAGATCATGCTCAACTCTTTAATCTGGAAAACATTCATGAGCATGTGTGTCAGTTTATAAAGGACAAAGGGGGCAAGGTGCCAACACAAAGAATAGCCCTGCGCTACAATGAGTATGACCCTACTTACTATATCTCAAATTTGTCGGCCGACAGGAAGCAAAACGTGCTGACGCGTCTGGAAAAAGACCTAGTGGCATGGGAAAAAGCACATGCAAAGTTCAACTAAAACGCATAAACTATAAGGCATTAACCAGAGTAGTAAGTCATGATTGAGATTGGATTAGCATTAGGGGCGGCTAAGAAAGCCTTCGATTTGCGCGGGTTCAGCCATTTTTATAGCTGCTGTGGCAGTAGGGTAGTGTGATGGAATATCAAGTAATGTTTAACGTATCTATCGCTTTGGCGGGCTTTATTGGTGGTTGGCTAGTTAACCGCGTGTTTGCTCTGCTTGACCGTATAGACGCCGAAATGAAAGCCATACCGATGCAGTACGTTACCAAAGACGACTACCGCGAAGACATACGAGAAATCAAAGAGATGCTTGGTGCTATCTTTAAACGACTTGACAGTAAAGCTGACAAATAAGGAACGACTATGAAATACGTTAAAGTGATAGGTAAATTTGTTAAATCTAAATTTATGAGTGCCACAGAAGAGCAAGCAACTGTTGTGACTATTCTAGCGGTCTTTGTCGTGATCGCATTAGCGGTTAATTAGATGCTTGCCTCACTTAGCGCCCTGATTGGGCCTGTCTCGGCTATCTTGGATAAAGTAATTCCAGATAAAGACCTGCGTGAGAAGCTGTCGCACGAGATTGCGACTATGGCCGATAAGCAGATGTCAGCTCAGATTGAGGTCAACAAGGTCGAAGCCTCCCATAAGAGCCTGTTTGTAGCGGGGTGGCGCCCGGCAATTGGTTGGATATGCGGACTAGCCTTACTGTACTCCACCATAGTGTCTCCAATCTTAGGCATCTGGTTTACAGTTCCTGCCGTAGATACATCGCTTTTGACTACAGTCCTGATGGGAATGTTGGGCTTGGGAACGCTCAGGACGGTAGAAAAAATACAGAAGGTCAGCAGAGAGAAGTAAATGCAAAAGCTACTAGACATGCTCAAGCGCCATGAGGGCGTAAGGTCCCACGTTTATTTGTGTTCTGCTGGGTACGAAACCATTGGTGTAGGGCGAAATATTTCTAACACCGGTATGGGCCTGTTTGACGATGAAGTCGATTACCTGCTTGAGAACGACATAGCGCGAGTAATTAAAGAGCTTTCTTTGGAATATCCGTGGTTTACCGACCTTGATGATGTCAGAAAAGATGCTATGATTGACATCAGCTTTAACCTTGGCGCCACGCGCCTTCGCGGCTTTAAAAACGCGCTATCGGCTATGGAATCAGCCGACTATACCCTTGCAGCAAAAGAATTCCTTGATTCAAAATGGAGTCGGGACGTGAAGGGTCGCAGCCATGAACTCGCATCTATGATCGAGACGGGCAAATACTTGTAACGAGATTGGTAACCGCGTATGGCTTATTTCCGATTGGCATTAAAGCCCGGCATCGACAAGCAGAACACCGAATACGGTGCGGAAGGCGGGTGGACGAATTGTGATAACGTGCGCTTTCGTTTTGGCTTGCCAGAAAAGATAGGTGGATGGACCTATTTTAATGGAACTGCTGCTTATCTTGTAGGCGATGCAACCGATGCTTTTTCGTGGAATAATCTAGCCGGAAGCCCTTATCTAGCTATTGGTACGGACCGTAAAGTCTACGTTTCAAATGGCGGAGTCTGGTCTGATATAACACCTTTGAGGGCCACGACTACAGCAGGCGACGTTACGTTTGCAGCCTCTTCAGGCTCCCCGACACTTACCGTAACCGACGCCGCTCATGGCGCGGTCGAGGGTGATTTTGTCACGTTTAGCGGGGCAGTCAGTTTAGGTGGCGCAATCACTGCTGACATTCTGAATTCTGAGTATCAAATAACCGAAGTCACTAACTCCTCTACCTACACTATCACAGCCCCTGTTAACGCAAACGGTTCTGATACAGGCAACGGCGGAGCTTCGGTAGTAGGCGAATATCAAATAACCGCAGGTTCTGATGTCAGCCTGTTCGACTTTGGATTTGGCAGTGGAACGTGGGGCGCGGAAACTTGGGGCACAGAAAGAACGTCTAGCACAGAGGTCTCTCTTTTCTCTAGAAGTTGGAAGTTTGACAACTTTGGGCAGGTCCTTATCCTGCAGCTTGTGGACGGTCAGATATTCAATTGGAACCCTGCCTCCGGCATAGACACGCGAGCCACTGCAATTAGCGGGGCGCCTAGCGCCAGTACTTTTGCCCTAATCTCTAGCCCAGACAGGCATTTGGTGTGCTTAGGCACGGAGACCACGGTAGGCGATCCAACCACACAAGACCCCTTGTTCGTTCGGTTCTCTGACCAAGAAAACATTAACGAATTTGCGGAATCGGTCACTAACACGGCAGGCGGGCAACGCCTCTCGGACGGGAACAGGATTATGACCGCCGTGCGCTCACGCGGCCAGATACTTATTTTAACCGACACCTCCTTGCACGGCATGCAATATATCGGTCCTCCTTACACCTTTGGCTTTCAACAGCTTGCGAGCAACTGCGGGGCTTTGGGGCCACACTGTGCTCTGGACGTGAATGGCCTAGCCATGTGGATGGGACCTGAGGCTTTCTATGTGTTTGACGGTACGGTCAAGAAGATACCCTGCACCGTGCAAGACTACGTCTTTAAAGACTTAAACCTCGTCCAAGGCCGTAAGGTCTTTGCCGGATTAAACACGGATTACAACGAGATTACGTGGTTCTACTGTAGTTTCACGTCTGACTCTATAGACCGTAGTGTGACCTATAATTACCTTGAAAACGTCTGGTCAATAGGCAGTTTAGCTCGCACCGCGTGGCAGGATGTAGGCACATTTAACCTCCCTGTTGGTACAGAGCAGCTAGTCGACAGCACTGCGACATCGCCAAGCACTATATACGGCCTTACTGCAGGTCGCACCGTGGTCTATAACCAAGAATCAGGCGTCAATCAGGCCGACGGCACGGGCATAACAGCCTCTCTTGAGTCAGGTTATTTTGACATGGGCGAAGGGGATAACATGCTGCTTATGCGGAAGTTTATCCCTGACTTTAAAGATCAGCAGGGCAACCTCACGGTTAACCTCTTGCTCCGCCCCTACCCGCAGGCTTCTGCAAGCCCAAGCTCTTTGGACCCGTATGTCATAGCACCGGGAACGCAAAAAGTGGACACGCGAGCACGTGGCAGGCAGATAGCGATTAAGATAGACAGCTCCGGCGTAGACACCAACTGGCGCTACGGAACCCTGCGCGTTGACATACAACCGGATGGCCTGCGATGAGCAAGATACAGAACGTCCGACTCCCTAACGCAGCGTTGGGCGACTACAACCCGCAGCAGTTTGACCAACTGGTTAGATCGCTCGAGCAGATCATTTTGCAGTTAAACAGCAGCTACACGCCGATTACTACTCAGCAGAAGAGTAATGCCCGCGCGTGGTTTGAGGGTACTTAGCCGTGGCAGATAAATATTTCCATCAGCGACTTATCCCTGCAGCGGCGACCGAGACAACGATTTACACCGTTCCTGCTGCAAATACAGCGATTATTAAGTCGCTAAGGGTGACCAATGCCTCTAGCAGTCCGTCGGATATTACGGTAAGTCAGTACGAAACATCGGGCGGTGCAGTAGGCTATTTGTATCATGAGCAAGCATTAGCTCAAAGTGCAAGCGTTGACGTGTTCGCAGGTGTTCCATGCATTTTAGAAGAAGGTAACGTCTTAAAGGTTACTTCAGTCGAAGCCGACGTGACTTTTTACCTGTCCTATCTTGAAGTGGACAGGGACTGATAATTGCTTGATAATCAGCAGTAATTTCGCGTCTTTTGGCGCGCGACCCTGTGTGGTCCTACTTAAAAAATTAAGGAAAAGATCATGGCAGAAGCGATGCCCCTACCCGCTCAAATGGGCGATATGAGCGCCGAAATGGCCGCCGTCAACGAGATGCGCGGACAGGTTTCCCCGACTGAAGTTAACTCCGAAATGCTAATGGCGGCTGAACAGGCCGACCCTATTGCCGTTTCCGAGTTTAGGCGTGAATTAGAGGAGATGGAGATACCGCCAGAGGTAATCTCTCTTCTTGACGCTATGGTTGATGAGGTGCTTTCTGACCCCGCCAACTACGCGGCTATTCGTCAGCGTTACATGGCCCAAGGTGTAGACGAGGAGCTTCTGCCAGAGGCGTTTGACGCGCAGCTATTTGGCGCTCTGCAGGTTGCGCTTGATCAAATGCGCCCCTCTGAGACAATGACTCCCCCACAGAATTTCGCCAAGGGCGGTGTCGCAAGCCTCCGTCCAATGGCTCAGGCTATGGCCGACGCAGGCCGTAACGGCGACACGATGGTCGCCCACATTAGCCCCATTGAGGCACAGATCCTAAGGCGTATTGGCGGTAGCGGCACTACTAACCCCACCACCGGCATGCCTGAGTTCTTCTTGAAAAAGCTATTTAAGAAGATCGGTAAGACGATCAAGAAGTTTGCCAACACGACGATTGGTAAGATCGTTATCGGTACGGCGCTCTTCATGGTCGCCGGGCCTGCTGCCGCCGGGATTTTTGGTACTACAGCCGCCCCTGCCCTGATCGCAGCTACTCAAGGCTTTGTTGCCGGTGCAGGCTCGTCTCTTATTGCAGGTGGAAACCTTAAGGACTCCCTAAAGGCAGGCGCTATTGGCGCGGTAACTGCCGGTGCCGTGAAAGGCGTGACCCAAGGAGCAAGCGCATTTAAGTCTACTGCGGCGCCTACGGGTGCTCCGGTGAGCGACTCCATAGCCACTGTAGACAGGACAGCAGGTTCGGCGCTTCCTGATGTAAGCACGGCAGCGGCAGAAACAGTGGCGGCAGGGACTCCTATGCCGGGCATAGACACAGCGGCAATTGATCAAGCGTCACAACTAGCTCGGCTGACCGAGCCTAGCGCGGCGCAATCTTTTGCTGCAGGTCCTCAGGGACCCGCACTTACCCGTTCAGCTATTCCCCCTGCGACTCCTATTGCAGCAGCCCCTTCTTCAGTTCAAAGCGGTGTGGCCTCTTTAGACAGGGCGGCAATTGATCAAGCTTCACAGGCCGCAAGGCTCAGAGAAATTTCAGCCGGAGGCACAGGCAGTCAAGCAGCTACAGTCAGCCAAACTGCAGCGCCGGGCTTCTTTGAAAACATAGGCGACGCTTTCGGACCCGATGCGACCTTGGGCGAAAGGGTAGGAAGTATAAAAGACGCCTTTTCCCCGACCGCCCGTCAGGCGGCAAGCAAAGCAAATAAAATGCAGAGTATAGCCGATACATTTTATGGCGGGGATGTAGAGTTACTTAAAACAAAATTAGCAAATAACACTGCATCTAAGACCATTAACGATTTAGCTATACAAGCAAACGCAACTAATACAATCTCTAACCTAATGCCTCTAGCCGCTGCAGGCATGGGCATCGCCGGATTATCCGGAGCGTTTAGCCCTGAGCAGCCACAACTGCCGCCCGGCTATGAAGACTTTATGAATGCGCACGGCCAACGACTGCTCGAGCAGTACCCTGAGCGTTACGGCCTGAGCTTTGGCGGTGTGAATACCATGTCGCAAACTGCGCCGTATCAAACGTACCGCCCCTACGGTGCCGCAACGGGAGGCAGCACGACTGACTTCCCACGCAAGAATGGCCCCATAAACGGGCCGGGCACTGGTACATCCGACGACATCCCCGCAATGCTCAGCGACGGCGAGTTTGTATTCACCGCCAAGGCAGTACGCAACATGGGCAACGGATCACGGCGCAAGGGAGCCAAGAAAATGTATGCACTTATGAAGAACCTAGAGGGCCGCGCCAATGGTTGATATGACTTACAGCACTCAATATGTGCGTGAGGCCCCAGAAGTTGAGGCCTATAAACTCGGCCTGCTTCAAGAGGCCCAGAACCTCTACAATCAGCCAATGTCCCTGCCCGCCGTTGAGGCCGCAGGTCTTTCTGGTACTGAGCTACAGGGAATTGACTTTGCCAAGCAAGGTGTAGGGTCGTTTGAGCCTTACATCCAAGCAGCCTCCCAAGGCGTCACTCAAGGCATGGACCTCACGCAGCGCGGAGCGTTAGCGGCGGGTGCAATAGACACCGCAAGCCAGTACCAAGCCGCTCAAGATATGATGGGTCGCGCAGTCCCTGTTATCGGTCAAGGTATCGGCGGTATCTTAGGTTCTGCTCAGGCGTATGATCCTACTCGCCAAAGAAAACAATTCAGTAGTTTACAAGAACAGCAGGCTGATCCTACGGTTCAACGGTTAAATAGTATTACTCAACAATTGAGCGGGATGGACCCTTATTCCCCCGAAGCCCAGGCGTTACGGGGCCAATATAAAACAGAGGAGCAGTCGCTATATACTAGCCCTGTAACTCAATACATGAACCCGTACCAAGAGCAGGTGACACAAAACGCTCTTGGTGAGATGCGCCGTCAGGCTGATATTGCTCAAACGGGCCAAGCCGCTCAAGCAGTTGGTTCCGGTGCTTTTGGGGGTACTCGAGAAGGTGTTCAGCGTGCTGAAACTGAGCGCGGTGTTCAGGACCTGATGCAGCAGAGAATCATGCAGGACTACGCGAACAACTACCAACAGGCTCAAGCCGCTGCTATGGGCAACTTTGAGCAGCAACAACAGCGCCAGTTAGCCGGTGGTCAGGCACTAGGTCAGGCGGGTATGCAATTCGGTAATCTCGGACAAGGCATCGGCGGTCTCACTGCACAGCAGGCGGGCGTTGACATCAACAAGGCAGGCACATTAGGTAGCCTTGGCGGCCAGATGGGTTCGCTTGGCACGCAATACGGCGCACTAGGTCAGGCTACACAGCAACTCGGTGCAGCCGACACAGGCGTGTTGATGGGGCTTGGCGGCCTAGAACGTCAAAATGAGCAGGCTCAAATTGATGCCATCCGCTCTACCCAGATGCAGGAGTCAATGGCGCCTTATCAGCAGCTTGGATTTGTTTCAGACATTTATCGTGGCGCACCAACCACTTCAATGGCACTTACCTCGCAGACAGCACCTAGTGCAAGCCCGCTACAGACAGCGGTAGGCTTGGGAGTAGGCGCGTTGACCACGGCCGCAGGCGCGGCTAAAGTATTCTAAGGTGGGAAAAATGCAAAAAGATAAGCTACAGATGGTCGACGAAGATCAAGTTGAGAATGTCGGCATTATGTCCGGCTTTATGGACGAGATCGACGAGCTGATGAGTGAAATCTCTGACGACGACAGGGAAGAGGGCGAAGACGCCGACATGGCTCGGATGATGTCGCGCACGCCTGACTCGCCTGAAATCCTGATGAATAACCTTCGCGGAGACATGCGTTCGATTGACGCGCGCCGTGAGGAGCTTGCCGATCTGGTTGGATTCCGTGAAGCAGAAGAGACGCCCGAGGGTGTTCTCACATTGTTGCAGTCGGTCCTTGCTCAGCAAGCGGCTGCTCCGCCTATGCCTGCGCCTCAGGGAATGCCACAGGGCATGCCTCCTGAAATGGCCGGAATGGCGCCACCGCCTATGCCTGCGGGTCCTGCACCTGCGATGGGCGGTATTGGTGGATTGCCCATGGACCAAGGACCTGCGCCTATGGCGATGGCTAACGGAGGCATGGTCCAGTATTTTCAAGACGGTAGCGAGGAGCCAAAAGGCTCTGATCTGGGCGGCGTTACCCCTAATAGTGGAGCGTATCCGCCCGAAGTTGTGGCCTCGGCCATAGCACGCTATCAAGCGATAATGAATCAGCAGCCTGAAGCCGTGCCTACCCTACAGGCAGGTATGGATGCAAGCTTGCCTATGTACCAAGAGCTTCTTGGTAGCGATCCGAAGGATACGCAGGCTCAAATGCTGTTTGACATTGGTCAAGCTGCGCTCGGCTATGCCGGTAATGTTGGCCCTGATGGGCAACCACTTCGCGGCTCTGCTGCGGCAAGACTGGCAGGGGCTACACGTGAACTGCCCGGCCGTATAGGTCAGCGTGCAGCAGGCATGTCCAAAGAAGCGCAAGCGCTTAAGATGGCAGCACTGCAGGCGGCCCAAGGAGAAAGGACCGCTGCTCAGGAACGCAACTTGGCCCTTGGTGAGCGTCAGGGTGAAATTTATAAGGATGTGGTCACACAAGAACCTGCAGCAAGAATGTTGACGCCGGAAGAAGTTAGCGTAATGGGCTTGGACTCTGAGGCGGGCGCATGGGGCGTGGACGGGAAAGGTAAGCCTTTCTTGGCGGGAGGTCGGACGCCTGCAGGCACTAACATAAGCATGGGTACAAATAAGCTTGGGGGGAAAGTTGGACAACTGGCCGGCGATCAGCTTAATGCTTCCTACAACGCGGCTAATGGAGCATTGTCAACTAAGAACAGCATTGCTTTAATCAGGCCTACACTAGAAGCGGAAGACGCTGTGTTTGCAGGACCGTTAAGCGGTGCCCGTTTATATGTCAATAGATTAGGCAGTGTTCTTGGCGTAGAAGGCGCAACGGACCAAGAGCGGCTGAATAATACAGTAACCGCAATGCGTACCCTTGCTCAATTTGAATTGCAGGCAGCAGAAGCAATGCGTGGACAGGGTCAGATCACAGAAAACGAGCGTAAGTTGATTAGACGAACTGCCGCAGGTGACTTGGCCACTATGACGCAAGAGGAGGTTGTCACGCTCTTAGGTGCCCTCGAAAAAACGGCGGATTACAAAATTAATCAACATACCTCACGCTTAGACCACTTTAAGTCAGTTTATTCAGATGACGAGGATACGATGAAAAACCTGAGGCTGTTTGAATTAACTGACGTGCCGTTGTTCAGTCCTACTACCGACGTTAGGGAAGCGGCAAGTGCAATTATCCGAGGAGTTGATTAAAAATGCCGGATACTGCTGAAGATTACGCAGGTTGGATCGTAGCCAACGAAGACAAGAAGGGCACGCCTGAATTCGACACCGTTGCGACGGCGTATCAGCAGGCCCTTGACGCTGAGGGAGCTGCTGTTGCCTCTACGGCTGTCCCTGCACCGACCGAGGACGTTGGCTTTTTGGGCGGTATAAAAGAAACCTTTACCGGCGAACGAAGAACAACCGACGAGATTGAAAGGCTGCCTACTTGGCAAAGCATGCCCGAGTTCCAGTCATGGTCTACGGTTTTCCCGGAGCAGGCAAAAGTAGCTGTTGGCACTATGATGGCCCGCCCTGAAGAAATGAGTAATGTCATTAAGGAGCAGTTTCCTGACATCACTTCTCGAATGGATGAGATGGGAAATCAAATTTTAACGTCCTCGGTAAACGGGCAGGAATATGTAATCAAGCCGGGTTTTGAGGCAAGTGACATCCCACGCGGACTGTCTTCAGGCGCCCTATTCGCCCTGCTTAAAGGCCGAGGACTTATTCGTTCGGGTGTAGAAAGTGCGGGGATGCAAGCAGGTTACGAAAGTCTTCAAACTTTATTAGGAGGAGACTTTGGGAAAGCCGACGTAGGCTTAGCCGGTGCTGCTCCGCCTGCGTTAAAAGCGTTGGGTTTCGCCTTAAAGTTTGGTTACTCAAATACCATAGGTAGGCTGCTTAACAGAAACAGCCCTCCCGCTAACGTGACAACCCTGCCAACACTGTCAGACCAAGAGCTTGTTGATGTAGCTAGAAGAGCGGCACAAAACGACAAAGAAGCCATTCGTTTAATGGCAGAAATGGCCGCGCCTGATGAAAAAGTACTTGCTGCTGCACAGCGCTTAGGTATTGAAGATTTCCTGCAGCCTGACCATTACACCACAGACCAAGGCTTTAGGGAGATTGCTCAAATTGCAAAATCTGTAAAACCTTCTTCCGTAGGAGCTGCTGAAACACAGGGCCTGCAGAAAGTTGGCCAAAGAGCGTTGGATTTAGTCGAAGAGCTTGGAGGAACAACAGATTTAAGCAGGGTAAACCAACAAGTACGCCAAACAATGCGTACTACGTTAGATGAATTAGGCCCCGCTGAGACAAGCCAATGGACTAACCTCAGAAAAGGGGTTGGCGAATCTATCCGTTTTAACCCATCTAAAATTATTGCCCACTTAGAGGAAAGGATTCAAAAAGTTGGTGGCGAGGTTAGTGATTTATCTAACTTAGAGCAGTATGTCTACAATAAATTAATGCCTAGAGAAGTTTACGGGAGAGCGGGCGGGCAAAAAATCTTAGTTTCAATTGACGACCCCACGTATACCCTAATAGACGATGTTAGGCGCACCGTGGGCAAAGCTGCAAGGTCACAGGGTGAGTTAGGGGCTAACGCAGACACTGGGATGGCCAAGTTGTTGTACGGAATCCTAGATTCTGATGTTGCAGCCATTGCCGCTCAAGCAGGGAAACAAGAGTTATACGATGCTGCTAAAGCAACCACTAGACTTATAGTTGGGCTTGAAAGCGACATGATCTCGTTGTTTGGGAAACAGCTTTCGATGTCGATGGTTGACAACATAAACAACAGCATAAAACAGTTAGCCAAGGGCGACTCGGACACAATAGTACGGTTAATAAATAATGTGCCGGAAGAAATGCGTGAGCGCGTAGTAACTTCTGGATTAGTGGGAGCATTTGGCAAAGCTACGGCAGACGGGGCGTTAAATTTCAATAGCTATAAATTATGGTTTGAAGGGCTGCTCCGTAATCGCGTAGCCATGAACACCATGTTTAAATACCTGCCAGAGGGCAGTAGGCGCCAGTTATTCGACCTTTACCGTGTCTCAAAGGCAGTGAAGTTATCCACTGACCAAAGAGTGCGAACAGGACGACCTATTCAAAAGGGTTTAGAAGAGGGGGACAGGTTATTAGCCCGCCTTTACGAGGTAGGGAAGCGCACTGCAGTGGGTATTCCAATAGAAGCTGCAGGAGCAACGGTAGGATTGGGGGGTTGGGGCATAGCTGCAGGCATTACGTCAGCGATAGTTGGCGGCAGAGGAATGAAGGAGACAACCAGTGCGGCATTAGATAGATTAATTGCCTCACCTCAATTTGTTAATGCAGTCAAACAAGCAGGAACGGCCCAAGAACAGCAGACGGTTAAGGCTTTGGCGGCAACAAAACCATTTGTTCAATTTATGGAATCGGTAGGCCTGCCTCCAAGTTCTGCTGAGCAGTTCATCTTAAGCGCATTTCAATCAGCACGTGCGGCCGCAGGGGAACAAGAGTTCCCAGTTGAAGCCCCAATCGAAGAGCCTGCCGCGCCACCTCAGGCTCGAGTCATGCCTAGCGCACCGCAGACCCGTGGCGTGCCCGGCCTTGGTTCAGAGCAACCGGCTCCCGCCGCACCTGCCGTGGCCCAAGGACCTACGGGTCAAAGCAGCAGGGACATGCTTGAGCAGCTATTCCCCTTTGGCTAAGGACATGTGGAACTCGTCAACTCGACGCATCCACATGTCCTTATAGCCTTGAAACTCGCGGCCTGCGGTGGAGAACTCCGCAGTGCTGCCGTCTGATCGAACCGCCATCAGCACCACCGCGTTGTCTATCTTAGTGCCGTGCATTTCATCGTGCGCTAAAGCGTAGGCCGCCAACTGACAAAAGTAATCCTCGATCCACTGGCGCTTCTTTGGTTTGTTGCTTTGCTTGAAGTCGATGATGGCAGGCTTGTCTCGATAGACGCCGACAAGATCAGTCGTCCCCGCATACTTCTCCGGATAAAACAGAGAAACCTCAGAGCCCCAGATTTCATTGACGTTGTGAAAGTAGGTGTTGATGATTTTGTAGCCGAGCTCGTAGCCCTTGCACATCTCCCAGTTTGTCG